ATAATTGAGTTGTAACCAAAGGGCTCAAGATAATCTCTATCATACTTATCAATCATGTATTCAACACCCGCTAATTTAGGATTAGAAAGAATACCTTCTCTGTTTGCTACGATAGCGAATGGGTTTCCACCTAAGAACTTTCTAGCATAAGCGTTAGAAACATCTCCTGATGGTGGAACATCAATAAGTTTACCATTTTCTTGATATCTTAAGAATGGACCGAATACACCACAATACTTAGAACCTAATTCTTCATTAGGAAGAGTAAATTTAAAGCTTCTTGGCATATCTGGGTTTCCACCTTGTGGAATGTATTGTGTGTTAAAAATAGGTACTGGATCAACACCTGCTACGAAAGTATCCACGAAAGCAGGATTAGTTGATGCAGCGAATTGCTTAATAGCCGGAGCATTAAGAATTGCAGTACATTTTCCTCTTTTCTTAGCTAATGAAGAAAGATTAGATTTCCCTCCCATATTTGCTTGTAGCCCATACGCCATTGAATCAACAACGTAACGGTAGTTAATCATATCTGGGTTAGTTAAACCTCTAATAATTCCGGGCTCTAATAACATGTCATAAATCTTAGTTACACCAGCCTCGGCATTTCTTGCTCCATCTTCATCAAATCCAGGTGCATGTCTATTAGTAATAGCTAATCCCTGAAGAGGAATCATTTTATATGCAATATTTATTGAAGGATCTTCTAAATTTTTCTGAACAAGTAAAGTTGATGCATCTGAACCACCAAATACTTCTTCTGCCGTTTCAATAATATATGCAGAAACATCATAATACTTGTTAGTTATTCTAGTAACGCCTGGAGTAATTTCAGCGCCTGACTTAACAAATGCTCCAATATATACACTTAATTGATCAAGAGAAGAATCTAAACTGAATTGTTTTCCGGAAGTTCCAATTGCATCTACATTAACTGTATCATGAATTACGTTATCACTTACGTCAATTGCATAACTTAAAAATGCAGTAGAAGTATCTCCTGTGTTATTAATTAAATTATGTCCAATTAAATCAACTTCGTATGGAGCAGCACCAACGCCAGTTCCATCACCAATTTCCCATTGGTTTTGATTTTCGTCCCAGATTAACTGGTCTAGAGCATCTTGGTTAACATTTAAGAATACACCTGTAAGTTGTACTGATCCGTTAACTATAGTTTCAATGTATTGTTCTGCTCCTGTTTGATCTTTAAATCAGGAATAATAGTTCCTGTCCATGAACCAACTAACGTAACTTGGTCAGCATTCATGAAATCATTGATCTTAGCAGGGATTAAACCATCAGCACTAAAGAATTCTGAATAATAAGGATCAGTTGAAAGAGAATCATAATTTGACCAATCTCCCATAAAGGCAATAACTTGTATAAAATAATCTTGAATTAAATCATATGGGCGGATCCACTCATAAGGAATATTAGTTTCTTCGCCATACCAGTCTTTTGCTGTGACTCCATAACCTTGTAGTCCAATAGCTTTTCTTACGACAAATGATAAATCTTTAGTACCTACGTTTACTAATGAAAATAGTGGAGCGCTTAAATTGTTTGCAGCATCGACACTGTTATTAACAACCCCTTGTAAATAGTCTTCATCTGGTCTCCAGAATCTTTCTCTATTAAAGAAGTTGATATAAATGTCATCCTCAATAGGGGAATTCTCTACAGCAGAATCAACTGAGAAAGGTATAAAGTCAACTACATCTAAATTAGTTGATGAATCAATCTCGTTTGCATTCAGTAAACTAATTGCAAATACTGGTGATGTTAGTAAACATGTCTCTATTGTTCTCTGAAAGAAAGAACCTTTTCTTTCGAGTTTTGGATCTGTTTGGCCATATATCTTATATAAATCTTTAGTGTTTCGTATAAACACAGGGGCGTTGTATGGACCTACTGCAGAAAAACCAGGAACTAAACGAAGTGTTTGAGTGGTTACCTGTATTCTCTCTGATTGATCAATTTCAACAGTGTAAACACCTGCAGACTTGAATTGAGATAAATCTAAAGCGACTTTTGCCATATCTTAATATTTTATTTTTATTATTTATTCTAGTTTTTTTATGTGCTAAATTCCTTTTGGAGTCATTCTGTTCTTTTATTATATATCATAATCTAGATGGCTTAAAATTAACACTATTTTGTGACCATTCTTGCTGGAGCTTTCCAACGAGCTCTTTCAGTTGAACCAGTCTTGAACATATCGTTCACAGTTGGCACTCCTGGCGGAGTAATTTGGTTGTCATTTTCATAAAGGGCCGCAAAATTATCATCATCAAAATCTGAATCGCTTTCATATCTCTGAAGAAGCAAATTAATCAATCTTGTATTTGCTGATTCGGGCATATCTTCCAGCATATCAAAAAGTCTATCACCGTAAGCTGGTTCAGCGACATACCTAGATACGTTTAAACAAGCCATTACAGTATCATCATGAGCACCTATCCCATTATATTTTCCTCTTCTATCTCTTCCAAAAGAAGCAAATTCTAGAACAGTCATAGTATCGTTAGGAATTAGAGTTCTATCCCTAATTAAAATCCTTCCCTCTTTACAGAAATGTTCTTTATCATTGCCTACTTTAAATCCGGGCTTTCTTCTAGGAGGTTTTTCTCCTGGAACTGGTTTAGTATGATATGTTCTTACTACTACATCATCAAAATATTCTTCATGACCTTGGAAAATACTTAAGAAAAATTTTCCATTAAAGTTCATTTCAATTACAATCTGGCATGTATCTCCACCCAATTGGTCAAATATAACTGCTTTTGCTACTTTAGCAGCAATTCCTTCATCGTTAAAATTATCTCTATAAATACCTACTTGATTTAATCGAAACATATTTTTCACTAAATATTGATCTGTTCGTAATTGGTTCAATTGGACCAAGCTCTTCATTTCTAGTTGGAAAATACTTAAAACATTATAATCGTTATCCTTATGCTCATCATATTCTTTTCCTTCTCCCGTATCAACTGAGATAACAAATAGATTGTTGACAGGATCATAAAACTCATTTGGATCAAAATCAGGTCTCCACTTCAAGTTTCTATAAAGTTCTTCATCTAAATCTGTTTTATTTAGATCTTTAAACACATATTCTTGTTCAATTCTTTTTATAAATGTAGCTTCTTTAGTTCCAAGAAGAAGTTTTGAATCGGAGTTGAACTTAAGTTCAAATTCTTGTGCAAAAAACTCTTCACTGAAATTAGCTCTTGTTTTCGCAGCCCAGGCGTCATCATGTTCAGGAACTTCCCACCAGTCAACCCTCTTATACTTAAAGGTATTTATTTCCTTTACGGCTTTATCCCATATGTCATAGAATAAGTTTCCTTGGCCAGCTGGTGTTGAAGTAATGATACATTGCGATATTTCAGATGCAGCTAAAGTAGGATACACTGATCTCCAGAAATCACCAACGATATTTGGAGCAATGTGAGCAAACTCATCTGCATATAATACATGAATAGTAAAACCAATTTGGGCCGTTTTTGTAGTAGCCTGTGACATAAGTTGACAACCATTATCAAGTCTTAGACCTGATTGATTTGCTGATACTATCCCTGGTTTTAAAAAGAATGGTAAACCTTTAAATACGTCAGTTACTTTTGAAACAATTTCCATTGCCGTATTTTGCCTGTTAGCAAGAATAGCTAAGTTTCTATCTGTATGAAAACATAAATACCAAGCAAAAAATGCAGAAATTGTAGTAGTTTTGCCTGTTTGGCGAGCAGCCATAAGAATATAGTCTCTATATTTTGGTCCGATATCTTGCAGTTTTGGTTTGTATTCTTCAGCTGCTAATTCTGATAAAATTGCTTTTTGAAATTTTCTTAATGGCACTGTAACTCTACCAGCATCCGTTAGAAATCTACAATATTTTTCTACAAAATAAACAATATCCTCAGAACATTTTTGGAATTCTTCAATTTCTTCCTTAGTTAGCTTGTATAAGATTTTTCCTGCTCGTAATTCTACGTCTCCCTCATGAAAACATCTCATGTCCACATCCATACCATACCTTAACTTTTCTAAAGTCTGGTCAATCATTCTGGATGTCCATATTGTAGTTTGTGTCATAATTTATTTCTTTCTTAACAATTTTACTAAAACTAAAGTTCAGAGTGCCATAAAAATAGTACTGAACGTCAGTGAAAGTACTATCTCTTATACTTTAATAATAAGGATTTGTTATTCTGGGAGCTCTTCGATATCTTTAACATTCTCGTCTCTTAATGTTTTACCCTCTTTTTTAGCTTTCTCTTTCATAGTATTTATGAACTCTTTAGTTCCAAGAGTTACAACTCCACCGTCACCCTGTTCAATCATCCCATCATTATTTTGTGCTGGGCCTAGCGCTTCGGTTTGTTTTTCACGAATATCATTTTTAACTTCCTTATAAGTAGATTTAATAGCTTCTACTGTTCCGAGAAGTTGTTTATTAATTTCTGCAATAGTTTTAGATAAGCCACTAAAAACTTCAAACATTCTTGGATGCATAAATCCTCTATCAACTTCTTCCATCATCGCCTTCTGCATAGCTTCATTAGCTCTTAATTGATAAATCATTCCACCAAGCGACATTACATCTACTTCCAATTTATCCAAAATGTACTTATTTTCTGATACCATTTCAGGTGTTAAGATAAAACCAATGGAGTTATTTATCATAACTCTTGCTTCTTGGTTACATTGATCTTTTAAATCAGTAAAGTTTATTCCCATAACGGGTTGTGCCTGCAATTCTTCTGGAATGTGGCCTGGCACAGGTACGTCATCTGAAATTTTATCAGCTGAAGCGTCTAGTAACGATTCAAGTTTCTCCCTCTCATCTTTTATTTTCATAATTTTAACTTTAATTCTTTATTACGTTTTCTACTTTCAATAATTTTTTGAACATGATCCTTTGTTCTTGGTGGTTTTTTTCTTCCTTTTAATTTTTCACTGATCTGATTTTTAACTTCCTCTGATCGAGGACCCATTTTCTTCCCCTTATTTCCAGGCTCTAAACCTTTATGAGATTCACTTAATATTTTTCTGGTTTTTTCAGAAGCTTTTCTACCGATAGCCCTTTGTCTTATTTTTTCCTTTGTATCTTCACTTAATTTTTTCCCTTTTTTTGCTATACTCATTTTTTCTCTAGTTTCTTTAGAAACTTTTCTTCCAGTCTGCGCCTTTATAAATAATTCTCTAGCTTCCTCGTACACTCTTGAACTTAAATACATACTTTGTCCCTGTTGCCCATGAACCATAAAATGAAAAGCAACTAAAATACTTCTAACATTGGGGTAAATTCTTGTTAATAATCGATGGGCTATATAATGTTCCTTTGTTGTTAAAAGAACTAAATTAAAATCTGCGTCTTTACCCCCCATTGATTTAGGAGTAATGTGGTGCTCTTCATAATATATGCCTTCTCTTTTATTTCTTTTTTCTAATTTTGCTTTTTCTATTAAATTTTCATAAACTCTTCGATAATCCATGTTTTATTTTATATATACATTAACTAATCTCTATCTTTTATCTCTGTTGAGATATATAAGGAGCACGAAATTTTGGGTCTGCTGAGTCAGCTATAATAGCTTGATCACCGTCAGGAATGAAATATCTTTGTAATTCTTCTATTTGTTTTTCTTCCTCCATAGTTGAAACGTACAATCTAATGTTAGTAAGATATGAAGGTCCTTTATTTATTGAGTAATAATCT